ACATATTGGTGAGTACTGTAGTAGTTGTAGTATTAGGTTGTGTGTATAGAGTTGTGCTTGTTGTCGCTGCTGATGTTCTAGCCAGCGTTTTAGATGTTACAGCCATTAGTTACTGTACCTTTCCTAGAGAAGAACGCCCATAAGCGTTTTGATTTCGATTGATTCTGTGTCTATTGCTGCTGTTGATGCAGCAGTAAGTCTACCGTATGCGTCAACTGTTATTGATGCTGGGCTATATGTTCCAGCAGTTACTGCTGTTGTTACTAGGTCTATTGTTGGGTCAGCGGTAGTGCCGCCAACAACAATTCTTGTTGTATTGCCAGAGGTTACAGTTTGAACACCATCGGCTGCATTAACAACCCAGGCAAGACCTGTTGTGGTTGCAGAGTCAACAGCCAAGACATATCCGTTAGTTGAGGCAACAGTTAAGACAGATGGAGTAGATGCTCCGCTTGCTGAGATAAGGGAACCCTTAGCGGTAAGAATTGCTTTGTCAATAAAGGCTGATGTGTCAGGGGCTACTAAGTCCCAAGAAGCGCCGTTGTAAACCTTCATAGCGTCAATGACATCATTAAAGTAAAGCGCACCAGTTAGTAGTGCTCCACCATCATTATCTAAAGTAGGGTCAGATGACTTGCTGCCTAGGTATCTATCATCAAACTGGTCATAACTAGCAGCAGCAGAAGTTGCTGATGTGGCTGCTGCGGTAGCAGATGCTGCTGCAGATGTAGCGCTAGTTGCTGCAGCCGTGGCTGATGCCGCTGCTGATGTTGCCGAAGTAGCAGCAGCACTGGCTGAAGTAGCCGATGATATAGCACTTGTCTCTGATGATGCAGCAGAAGTAGCAGCAGCAGTAGCCGATGCTGCAGCGCTAGTAGCAGAAGTAGCCGCTGCCGTAGCAGAAGCGGCTGCGCTTGTAGCAGATGTAGCAGCAGCGGTAGCCGAGGCAGCAGCGCTTGTGGCGCTGGTGGCTGCTGCTGAGGCACTCGTTGCCGAGGCTGTGGCGCTATTAGAGGCACTTGTAGCACTGGTAGCAGCAGAGGCAGCACTTGTAGCAGCCGAGGCTGCCGAAGTGGCTGCAGCCGTTGCTGAGCCTAGGATGGCATCTACATAATCTTTCGGCGTAGCCGAGGAGGCAGACATACCTGCGCTAGATAGACCAGTGATTACAGGGCTACCAGAGATGGTAGGGCTGGTCAGGGTCTTATTAGTCAGGGTCTGGGTAGCATCAACAATGACTACCGTACCTGTGGTATTAGGTAGGGTGATTGTATTATCCTGAGTAGGGTCAACTACAGTCAGGATAGTTTCATAGTCATCAGCCGTAGCACCCTCAAAAGATATGCTTGCAGCAGCAAGCGGGGTACCAGTAAAGGTAGGGTTAGAAATTGTTGGGCTAGTAAGAGTCTTGTTAGTAAGAGTCTGTGTTTTGAGTGTACCTACTACATCACCTTCACCAGATGCAATGCCGTGCATTGACTGGGCATTACCATCGCCATCATTGTAAGAGGCAGAAGCCTGTGTATGTAGATTGGCATCACGGTAATCTCTACCGATAGCCATATGTCTTACTACTGCACCTGCTGAGTGTGACTGTGCAGATGAACCATCAATGGCTCGGGTGATTGTAAATGTATTGGTAGATACCGCCGTAGCATCTACAATTTCTTCAAGAGCAGTATCTACATCTATGACTAAAGTGAAAGTTCTGCCTGATGGGATTGTTACACCACCAAGTAAGGCTGTGCCTGATACTACTGTCATAGTAGCAGCACCTGCGGTTATAGCACTAGTCAGTGTTGACTGTTGGCTACGGGACGAGTATTGACGTGTTGGCATTTATGTTCCTATCGGGCGCTGTAATGAAGTCGTGGGGGATATTGAGTCTGTTGCTTTGTTCTTTCCTCGTTAAGGCGTTGAGTATAAAGAGCAAACAACTGACGCACTGCATTATTGCTAGCGCCAAATGGGCGCTTGGAATCAATTTCATCAGCCTGTGGGCTGTATTGAGCAGCACGGGCTGGGTCTAGATATTGTAGTAATCTGTAAGAAGCACCAAGAATTACCACATCTTTTACAGTTTCAGATAGTCCAGTCTGTGTAGAAAAGTCCTGATTAGTAGCAGTAAATTGAGTTGGATGGGTAGCATACATAACCTTAACAGTTCTACCAGCAATAATTACATCGCCAATAGTTACAGTCTGGCTACCACTGCCAGTCCAAATTCCTGGAGTAGCATCTGCGAACGGGTCAAAGTCATAACGCTTAACGCGTATCCATTCTTTAGTAGGTCCTATGTCCTGCCAAGAAATAGCAAGTATGTTTTCTATATTTAAATTATTAAAATTATATGTAGTAATGGCTGCGTTGTATGTAAATGTAGTCTGCTTAGCAGCATATATGCTGGCGCCTACGGCATCAATAGTATCGTTAATAGCCTTCTTAATACTATATCTTGGGAAGATAGGGCTAACAGTTACCTGAGTATCTACAGCAGCAGTAGCAGCAGTAGTTCCAAGATAGCCACGCCCATAAGGGGCGACAGTAGCAGTGTTAGCAACACGGTCTACGCTATCTATCCAGAGTAATTCATCACCAATTTCAACAACACCTTTGCCAAAATCAGTAGTTGAACCAAGGCTTAATATGGTAGGAGATGAACTAGGTGATGTTAATGTAGTAACAGCAGCAGTTAAGTGTGTACTTCTATCCTGTTGGAAGGTGTATCCAGATAGGTTAATCTTAACTTCATCTATCATTTCGGCTAATGTAACTGTCATACGTCAATGCTCCTTAACGCATCAGTAGGGGAAAGATTGGTAGTTCCTGCAAGTTCATTACAGATACCACCAAGAGCCTTAAAGTCTTTAGGCTGACGGGCACTATCTGCTTCTAAATTTAATGCACCAATAAGTGCTTTACCTGTTGTCCCTGCGTATTTGTTGGCAGCACCAGTAGCAGCCAGGTATGAAGTTAATACTGGATATGTTCCACTATTTCCCAAGCGATTAAGTTCGCTTGTAAATGAACTACCTGCTGTACCTGTCGCCATTATCTATACCTAGCCGTTTTCTTTGCGATTGATTTTGGTTGTTTAACAAACTGTTTACCTTTTTTATTACCTTGGGCTTTTGCTTTATTAGTGGCAGACTTCTCAGCAGGAGTTAGATTAGCCCACGCTGCTTCAGGTAGATATCTCTTCTTACCCTTAGAAGGTTTGCCATCAGAAGTTTTCCACTTCTGCTTAGTCCAACTCTTTAAAGACTTCTGTGATTTAGCCAGTGCCACTATTTGTATCCTCCGCCTGCCTTCTTGTATTGCACAGCAAGTAACTGTGCCTTACGAGCAGACCATTCTCCTGGGTCTCCACCCTTGGAACCTGCTTTAATTTTATTGAATAGTGCTTTACGCATACCAGGCTTAGTGTAGTTGCCAGCCTCATTGACTTTAGATTTAGTCTTAGGCTTTGCTTTCTTCTTCACCACTTCACCTTATCTGCCCAATAGGCAGCACTTAGTTTACCTTTGGCAATGTTCTTACTATGGCGTGCTTTGAAAGATGCACGCTTGTTCTTCATTCTTTCAGACTCTCCAGCCTTAGGTTTGCCTGCAGTTTCAGCACCTTGTTCGCCGAAACGAATAGTCTTAACTTGGCTGCCTTGTTTAGCCACTACAATGTGTGACTTCTTTGGATGTCCAGGGGTGCGCTTAGGTTTATTAAAACCAGATACGCCAGCCCTCTTAAGCCTTGGGTCCGCTTTGCTTGCCATATTCCCCATACTTTCCTAGTACTGCTCTTACTGTTCCATTTTTGTTTAACCGCACTACATATCCATCTTTGATTTGCACAGAGTTAAAACCGTAGTGCGGTTTCAATTGTCCTGATGACATTAACGGTTCTTAACTCCAAACATACCGCCAAGGCCAGCGCCACCTTTACCAGCAAGAGGACCAATTACAGTTTTACCTGGTTTAACTGGATTGCTGTCAATTTTCACTGTTTTTTTATCGCTTACACGTGGCTCGTTTTTGTCTAAATACCGTGTAGCATTAGCCATTAATCTTGCTGTTCCGCCAGACTTTGCATTTTGTGTTTTCAATGTCTGTTTAGCGTTCCATTCTGCTCTTGCAGCATCTGCTGTAGCAGCAACTTTTTTAACTGTAGCCATTAGTTAGCACTTCCCATCGGATAAGCACCTGTTTTTCTCATAATCATTTCTTTTGCTTTTTGAAGACCACCTTGTGGTATGGTGCCTTCCCTTATCATTTTATCAAGCATTGCATTGGCTTTCGCTATTGCAGCATTTTCAGCAGCGTTAATTTCTTTCTTCCGTTGCTGGGCTGTTTTGCCTGGACTAATTCTACCTGGCATAGTTATTTTTTACCCTTCTTCATAACACCTTTAACCTTCTTAAGGTTGGGGTTTTTCTTCTTGGCTGCTGGTGAGGCTTTGCGGGCTCCAGATGCGAGGATTGCACCAGCACTTTTCATTGATACACCTTGCTTCTTGGCTATTGATTTCTGTGCTGCCTTGAAGCCCATTCCTTTTTTTGCTTTCATTACTTCTTCTTGCCCATCTTCTTCATAGCCATCTTCTTGACAGCAGCCTTCTTGCCTGCCTTCATAACCATTTTCTTACCTGACTTCTTGGCTTCTTTCTTTGCCATAGCCATACCTTTTTTACCGTATGAAAATTCTTTTCCATTTACCATTGGCATTTTATGCTCCTAGTTGATTAAGTACTGCTGCTGATTGTTTGTTTATATGTTTTGTTGGTGCCATCTTGCTAGAGTCATACGGTTTACCTAGTATGTCACTAGCCTTTACTGCCTCCTGAATCTTCTTCATAGAAGTTCCAGCAGGCTGGATACCCTGGGCTCTCGCCTCTTTGTAGGCATCCAATTCTTTATTAAATGCTTTAGTTGGCATAGACCTTTGGCTATGTGCATCACCAGTATTCATCTGTATACTCAAACCCTTGCAGCCAAAGCATCCTTCTACTGGCTCAGGGTGGTGCTCCCAATGTTTCATATCGCTGTAAAGTTATCCTCTGTAATACCAACTCCACCAGCAATTAACGCTGCTTTAGTAGCAGCATCTACGGTGTAGTTATAACCACCTTGATAGTAGGCAGGATAAGTATCAAAATCAGAATCTTGTAGATATCTAACTTGAGCATATCCACCAGTAGGTTTAAGAACTATAGAAATACCTCTATTAAGTTTATAAAAATGAAATAACCGTCCACTACCAGCAGGACCTTCTTCAACTGTTGGAGTTGTAAAAATGTATTCAGTCATAAGTCCTCCTAATGAACTCACCCCAAAGGGGCAGACTTTTCAAATATGTCTACCCCTCAGAGTCAATCAACTAGAGAGCAGCGATTGAAGAACCAGATTCAATACGATACAGTGCTTCTTCACGATAACGTGCAAAGCCGAGTACGCCGTACCAACCCATTGGGCGGAAGCGCATCAACTTATCGGTTACGTTTCCGATAACAATGTGTGGCTCTTCTGCAACAGCCTCAGCAAGTGCTTGCTGTCCGCAGAGGATAGTATCAAATACACGTGTTACTGGAGTTACAGTTACAGTTGTTGTAGCGGTAACTGCAGCAGTGTTGGCTGTATTTACAGTAAATGTAGTGGTTGAGCCAGATGTGCTGATTGCAGTAATCTTTGCACCTGATGCAATGCCAGTTCCAGAAATCTTGTCGCCAACCTCAGCGCGGGTTGCAATTACAGCAGAAGAAGCAACACCAAAGGTGAAGCCTGCTGATGTACCTGGAACAGTTACTGCGGTTGTAGCGAGAGCGGTCTGGTCTGCGCCATCTTTAGCATTTGGCAAACGAGAAGACTCAACAAAGAATGCTCCTTCGTAATCGCCAATTTCTCCTGCCCATACGTTATTAACGGCTGGGTCAGAGTTGATGTGAGCGAAGTTCCAGCCTAGGTTTCCAGACTCTGCACGCAGGTCGTGGGAAACTTCTGGGTGGATACCGCACCAGTAGTAAGAACCACGGCGAGCCTTGGCCTTATTAGCACGGAGTTTAGCGACAGCCTTGCGAATGTCTGCTGAATCAATTGTTGCGGCTGCTGTAATTGTTGCGGTGCTTGTAGCAGTGCTACCACCATAAATTACGTTAGTTCCGCCGATAAGAGTTGTTGAAACAACCTGGTCAATAGAATCAGCAAGGTTGTATGCAATGATGTTTGCAATTGCTGGGTCTACATCTGCTAATGAGAATAACTCAAGAGCACGGGTAACAAGAACAGCATTACCATACTCGTTAAGAGTGATGGTTACTGAAGTTGGAGTCGTCATTGCGACTGCATCTGGGTCAGTAGTTTCTGTTAGTGTTGAAGTTTTTGCATCCAAGTCAACATAGCGCTGTAGCACTACAGTTGAACCTGGGATTGCTTGACGGGCAGGACGCTTATCTGCGACAGAACGAAGTAGTGGTTCTGAACGGAGAGCGAATTCTAGAAGACGGTCATACGCCTTCTGAACTAGACCTGCGGCGCCAACTGTTCCACCGAGAGATGCACTGTCGGTAGAGATAAATGCGTTGGACATAAGGTTTCGTCACCTCCAAGTGACTATGAACGGTTAGGAATTGCGTAGAAGGTGGATAAGTTCATCCATCGAACCCGCGTTATCTAAACGCGTGTTCATATCTACGGCTTTGTCTGGAGTCATACCGCCTTG